GAGGACCTGGATTTAAACCCAATCCGCCTAACCATTTAGGTATATAGTAAGGTATACCACATAGTTCTCTTCCATTAAGAGATTTACTATTATAGATCTTAAACTCTGAATCTAAAAATTCATAAGCAAAGTCTAGATCTCTTACGAGATCGTGGTGACACTCTCCTAAACTAGTCATTCTTTCTATTATTGCACAATCGCCATCAACCTGTGAAGAACGGACCATACCCTTAATTAAACCAAAGTTCACAAATGGAACTTCCTTAAATCTAAGATCGATCTTATCTCCAGAGGGTAGGAGAACAATATCTTTATTATCAAGGTCAACCATAAAGGTTCTAGAATTCATTTCCACGAATTCATTTGAAAAGAATGTCTTTCCAATAGAATTCTTAAGACCGACCATGGCAGAAAATTTAACCCATAAATCTGGATTAGACATCGGGAAACAGCAATCATCACCATTAATCAAACCGGGAAAATTCCTTAGTTTAATTCTAGTGTGAGTGTCCATTTCTACTGCTTTTCTGCAAACCGTTGCATTTATAATGCAAAGGACGACAAATGAAAGAACCTTACCCATAGGTTGAGCTTCTTTCTGTTCTCCCTCTAGCTTTTGAGGTTTAAGATGTTTCTCATCCATATAGGTATAAGAAACAGTATTATTGCATAAAGAATTGACAGCAAGTTGTGTGTAACTTACAGATAAGTTTAAATGCATGCACATACGGCGTACGCACACTTCGGTGTAAGACTTGATCATTTCGTTGGTTGCATTATCATAATCACCAGAGACAAATAATTGTTTCTGTAATAAACTCTTCATAACTCTTTCGAGATGATGGGGCTGAAGAGGTGTTCCGGTGACAGCAAAACAAGCGAATTTTAGTAACTGTTTTGAAATAAGCTTCTGAAGAGGTTTAAGTAAGAATGTTTCAAGAGCATTAGCAGTTGAAATACCTCTAATCTTAAGAGCCTCTAGTAAAGCAACAAGTTTCATCTGAGAACCTTCCAAAATACATTTCTCAACTAACAACTCTATATCTATATCAGTCCCCAAATTGTCATAATTTGAAGTTACTTCTAGATAAGGTGTAGAAAGAAACGTTGATCCACTATCTAAGATATCCTCTTTTGGGAAAGGAGATCTAACGAGAGGATCATGTTCTCCGGTCTGATTTCT